GATGTAAGTCTTTTTGAAAAGATTGGTTTGGCTGCTACCGCTCAAAAGTATTGGTCTGACAATGGAGTATCTGTAACTTTATCATTTGATAAGGAAACAGAGAAAAAGCATATTGCTCCAGCACTTCATCTTTATGAGGGTGAGTTAAAGGCTGTTTCATTTTTACCAATGGGAAATCAAACATTCCCTCAGCAACCATATAGCAATATTACAAGAGAAGAGTATAACTCTTATGTTGGCAAGATCGCAAAAATTGATTGGTCTGCAATTTACGATGGCGTAGAAAATCTAGAAGCACAAGGTGAGGCTTATTGCAGCACGGATGCCTGTGAGATTAAACTTTATTAAACTATATGAAAACAGCATATAGGAATTTAGAAGAAGTAAAAAAGTTACCGATTAAGAATAAGCCTAATGTTTTAATATATGTTTGTCAGTTATTATTGAATCTTGCTGCACTTTATATAGCCAGTAAAATTTATGTTAATATCTGGCGTTCTTTAACGGGTCATTGATAGATTCATATATTTTAACCCTTCCCCTGCTATAATAAGGGTATAGGAGAAAAATGTCTAATCCATCAAATTTGTATGCAGAAAAGGTATATTCAGAGCATCCGCTTGTTTTGTGGGCATTAGATGATACGGTTGACTATAAGAGTTTAATTTCTGAAGCACGACGTAATCTTGCAACCTTGTGGACACCAACAAATGCTGCTCTTACAACATCCTTTGAAGATCTAACAGAGCCATTTCCAAATAGTCATTTAAATAGAGTTAGAGTTAATGTTCCAGTATCAGAAACAATTGAAGCATCAATTATTAGTCCTAACATACTTAATTTTAACACTCTTGCAGACCTTGGAACATTTACTATTGGATCATATTTTTATTCAAATAGTTTATTTTTGCAAACGGTATCAATAGGGTATGAATACACAGATCCAGCCACATCAACCATAGTTCAAAATTTAAAAACCTTTACTAGTACACTTTATCAAAAATGGGGTTTTATCTCTGAAACTTTTGAAATTCCAAATGTTTCTGCACAACTAAGACTTGTAATTAAAATTAAAATATTTGAAGGATCGGCAACATCAGCAGATAACGAATTTTATATTAATGGTATTACTTTAGGGCAGTGGAATGAAGAATTTAACACATACTCTTTAAATGGAATAACAGAGACGACAGTTCCAGCAAGCATAAGCATTTATGGTGGGTATGATGCGGTAGAAGCGCAAGCATACGGAGTTGCAGAAGATTCTGGGTACTATATTACTGAAGGTGGTTTGAAATGTAAAAATGCAGGTATTCCTTTAGTTTACGGTGCAAGCGGAGTAACAAGATTAGAGCCAAACACTGACGCATCTTTGATACTTCCAGGCAAAGGATTTTTAAATAAAAAAGGACAATATAACGATTATACAATTGAGTTCTGGGCAAGAATAGCCGTAAATACATCCACACCATTTAAAATATTTGGACCGATAGCATCAGAAGATGGATTGTATGTTGAAGATGGATTTTTAACATTAGTTATTGGTGATCAGTTTGCGTCACATTTCGTTGGTGAATGGTTTAGGCCAATGCTTATTCACATTCGTTTAATCAGAGACTCTGCATCTTTATTGGTTAATGGTGAAGAAGTTCTCTCATTATCTTTAGATACCGCAACTTTAACTCTTCCAGCAGAACTTGACAACAACGAAGACAATCAAGACTGGGTAGGATTCTATGCAAGTAATAACGTGTATCCTTTTGAAATTGACTGTGTTGCTATATATTCTTATCAGGTTCCAGTTACAGTGGCAAAACGTAGATGGGTTTATGGCCAAGGAGTTGTTTCTGCAGAAGTAATAAACTCATCATATGGAGGAACAACTGCATTTATAGATTATCCATTTGCAGACTATACTGCTAATTATAATTATCCAGACTTTGCTGGCTGGGATCAGGGAAGTTTTGACAATCTGGCAACTACTCAGACAAGTTTAAGAACACCTGAGTATGCCTTGCCAGAAATATTTTTAGGCACTAAAACATTACAAGAACTATACGATGACAATAAAGATGCACAGGATAATGAATCTGGTCCTGTTATTACCGATAAGTTTTTGTCTTTTAGGCCTAACAATACTTGGAACTCTATTGAGTCATATATCAATTTTTCAAGATTTAATTTATTGTCAAGTGAGGTTGAAAGTTGTTACGGAGTCTTTAGTTCTCATAACTTAGCATCAGATGAAATATTGTTTAAAATATACAACCCTTCAAACAATAACTACTTTACAATTCTTAAAGACGGAAATTTAATCAAATACTCTTTAACCTATAACGGAATTACGCAACTTTTATTTACTTCTAGTGCAATAACTGCTAACAGCCTTTTTGCAGTTGGATTTAATATAAAAACATTATCAGAAAAATTTGGTAGTGACGTAAGTTCATTTTTTGGAAATCAAAGTTCATTAAAAATGTATGTGTGTGGAGATGACTCTGGAGACTATACTTTTACAGGAAGACTTTATTCTATTGGGCTAGGAACAACATTAAATTCTACAAAAATAACAACCTATATTGATGTAAATGGTTTTATTGAATTAGACAAGGGGCAACAATTAATTGATCATACAGCCAGTTATACAATTCTTCCATCAGAAGCATATGAAAAATATTTTCTAGACATAGGCGTTGCAGGGTACTGGCAAGACTATCTACCCCTTTCTTACTTTGCTCAATTTGTAAAAAATAACAGTGGTCAAGAATTTTATGAGATAGATTTTTTACAATTTAATCTAGGATATCCAACAACAACAACCTTACAGCAAGAGTCTGGAACGACCTCTTCTTATTACAATACAGATGGCGCACAAATAAAAAGTTATGTAACATTTCAGTATGTTGCAGATGGTGCAAACATTCCTACCTCTTTTGCTAATGAAGAACAGCCAGATGAGTATAAAGTTCTTGATTTAAACAACTACGAAGACTGGGAAACAACAAAATTTGAGATTTTAAATAATACATTGATTTATCCAATTAAAACGGTAGACTTTAATAGACTTGCAATTGTATATAGTCTTGAATTTAACAGTCGTGGAGTTTTAACTAAACCAATTTTATTAAATAAATTACAGTTGGCTTCTCAAGCATTTAACGACAATTCTTTTAATCCAGTAGGAACAAGGTTTGGAGTAGACCTATTTCCATATAAAAAGAATGGCATTTATTTTGACTACAAGTCTAAGAATCCATTTAGCATATATAAGGAAAGTACCCCATACTTATATTTGACAAAAACATCTGGAATTGAAGTACGTGGTGAAATAAATATTCTAGAAAATCGTGGACTGAATCTTCCAATTAACAAAGAGTTGGCAACAGACTATAAGGTAAGCGCCATGCAATTGTGGCTAAGATATGATCAAGATGCGTTTCCAGCAACAGCAACAGAGATTTTTGAAATTAATCACAAGAGTGGAACTTTAAAGTTTTACCTACAGGCAAACAGCACTGATTTAGATAGAGGCAGAATATTTGTTTTAAACCAAAACGGTGTGCCCTATAATGGTGTTGGATTTTATTTAAATGGTAGCCTAGTAAGAGAGCCAGTCCTATCTCTTAAAGAATGGTCATCTATAGGTGTAGCATTTTTAACCTCTCTTGTCTATAACTCATATCTTGGAAGCATAAATTTGACGGGGCCAATATTATTTAACAACATTGCCTATTATCAGGCAAACAGCCTACAAGAGGTTGAAAGCAGAACCTTTAGGCCTTGGTTCCAGGTATTAACAGACGGTATAACAACAAATGATTGGCAGTTCTGGTTTAATAACTTTACTTGGGATGGCATGTTAGTAATAGGATCATCAGAGTTCTATGGTATTAATCCATCAGATATTTATAAAACATACATAGGCACAAATAAGATAATCGTTGATGACGGAGAAGGCTTAGTCTATCAACCTGAAAAATTAAATGTATATGCAGATACTGAATGGTCAACTAACGTCTCCACACCAGTATAGTCTGATATACTTATGGTTATGGAATCTTTAATTAACCCAAAAACTGGTAAACCTTATGTTAAAAATGTACGTCGTCAGGTAATAGATAAGCATTATGACTGGGGTCTTTACGTATATAAGAAATCTAATGGTAAATGGTTTACAGACGACGAAGGCTCAGTTTTAAATATACCGTCTGACCGTGGAGATTTGACAAAAATTGCAGAATTAAAAAAGGTTGCAATGCACAATGGAGATGATGGACTTGGCCAAGCGGTATTTGTGGCAGGTTTAACTCAGGTTAGTGAAGAAGAGTATTCCGAACAAAAAGCAAGATTAAAAGAAGGATTGATTCCTTCAATGAATGACTTAGGTGCTTGGCATGCAGCACAACAGACATTAGAAAAACATGGAAGAGGGGCAATGGATGAGTGAAGAGCAGTATATCCGTGCAAGTCTTAATACAGAAGAAAAAGAAGACAATATCTTTAAATCACACGATCCCTTTAATAGAAGTTGGGATGTTTTAAAAGATTACGTTGGGCTTGATCAAAACTTTCGTCGTAGAACAACACGCAATTTAACTAAGTATGCTGCACCAGAATTTAATGCTGCGTACCTAGATGCAGCAAATGCAACGCCATCTGGAGTAGATGCTGGATCAAAACAAATCAATCCTGGCACGGTATACAGAAATGGTTACGGACTATTTGACGTAATAACTCCTCCATATAACATGTATGAGTTAGCCAACTTCTATGACACATCATTTGCTAATCATGCTGCTATTGATGCTAAGGTAGAAAACGTTGTAGGTTTGGGATATCGTTTTGATATTTCAGATAGAACGCTGTTAAGGTTTGAAATGAATGAAGATGCAAGTGCGGTAGACCGTGCTCGTAATCGTATTGAAAGAGCCAAGATTCAACTACGTGATTGGCTAGAAAATTTAAATGATGATGATAGTTTTACAAAAACAATGGAAAAGGTTTACACAGACCTTCAGGCAACAGGTAATGGATTTATTGAAGTAGGTAGAACAACTGCTGGAGAGATTGGTTATGTTGGACATATTCCAGCAACTACCGTTCGTATACGACGCTTGCGTGATGGTTTTGTGCAGATTATTGGTCAAAAGGTAGTTTACTTCAGAAACTTTGGGGCAAAGAATGCAAACCCTATGGGAACAGATCCACGTCCTAATGAGATTATTCATTTAAAAGAATACTCACCTTTAAACACATTTTATGGTATTCCAGATATTATTGCAGCAATGCCATCCCTTATTGGAGATCAACTTGCATCTCAATATAATATTGACTATTTTGAAAACAAGGCTGTTCCAAGATACGTTGTAACCTTAAAGGGTGCAAAACTTTCAGGTGATGCTGAAGATAAAATGTTTAGATTCTTACAAACTGGACTTAAGGCTCAGTCACATAGAACTCTTTATATCCCGCTTCCTGGAGATACAGAGGGAAACAAGGTTGAGTTTAAGATGGAGCCAATTGAAAACGGTATCCAAGATGGCTCATTTAAAGAGTATCGTAAACAAAACCGTGATGATATTCTGATTGCTCATCAAGTTCCTATTTCAAAACTAGGTGGTGCAGATTCTGCAGGTATCGCAGCAGCACTTTCTCAAGACCGTACATTTAAAGAGCAGGTATCTCGTCCAGCACAAAGACATTTAGAAAAGGTTGTAAACAAGATTATCAGAGAAAAGACAGACATTCTTGAACTTAAGTTTAACGAACTAACTTTGACTGATGAAATTGCACAATCTCAAATTCTTGAAAGATATGTAAAGACTCAGGTCATGACTCCAAATGAGGCTCGTGAAGCGTTAGACTTGCCACTAAGAGCAGATGGAGATCAACCATTTGTCATGTCTCCAAGACAAGCAACTGATGCTAGAGCAAATTTGGCAGGGGATCGTCAGAGAGATTCAGAAAGAACAAACAACAATTCTGATTCACCAACTACAATATCTGGACGCAATGCACAGGGTGAAGGTAGATCGTCTCAATAGTTGAGAAACTTCTTTAAAGCGGTGCTATAATTATAACGTTATGTTAACAAATAAGGCTCATTGGGAAACTAAAGGTGACAATGTTCGCCTTTCAATGCCCATCGGAAAGATAGACGTT